ATCATCCGGGACTGGGCACAATATAAAGATGCGATCTATTTAACGTTCATACCAAAGGGAAAACGAAAAGCGCGTTCAGTTGTTTTCCACGATCATAAAACGTTTGCAATATATAAAAATCATATCGAGTTAAATACGGAATTACCAAAGGAATATCGTGACGGATTCGTGATTCAAACGATGAAATTTATGGATAAAGAACGATTCGAAGCGATTATGAATGCATCAAATGAAACGCCGCTTTACATACATCGAGGTTAATCGCCTCGATTTTTATTTCGAATTTCGAAAAACGAATTTTGCATTTTGAATTTCAAGTCGGGGTTTGGGGATTGGGGCATGGGGTTTTGGATTGACTCCGGGGATGCATCCATAGGGGAAAAATATTTTAATTATTTTTAACTATTTAAAAGATTTTGTACTATAATAAAATCAGTTAATCGTGGAGGTGATTTTATTATGAAACAATTAAAAACAGGTACATATACATTTAATCAATTAGATTTACGGGCGAAAAGATACGCTGCTGAACAGTTTTTTAATAAATTTTTATCAGAAAGAGATTGGGATCATGAAATTGAAACGATTCAAGAAGATTTACTTTACAGGGGTGAAGAATTAGGAGTAGATTTTGAAAAAATTTATTGGGATTCGTATCCTCATAGAATAACAGAATGGAAAATAAACGCTTTTAATGAAACATTTTATAAAAACGCTTTTAAAGATAACAATTTAGAAGAAATAGAAAGTGATTTAGCGAAAGCAGGTGTTTATTTTGAAAATAGAAGTTATTCATATAACGAGTTTTCCTATGATGCAGAAGAGTATATTGAAAATTACTATTTGAAAAATTTAATTCCATTTTTCGAAAAGCACGATAAGGAAATATTCAAAATGATTCGTCTTCATGCGTTAACAGATAGCAAAATGACGGTAGGAGACGATAAAGAAATACACGATAAGATCCATGAGTACATAATGAAGTTTGCAGAAAAATTAGATGAATGTTTAAATGGATATCTATCATATATCGATGATGAATTAGAATCATTATTAGCTTCTCATATCAATTATTATGATAGCGATGATTATGCGTTTGACGAATTAGAAAATGGACAAGATGAATGGTATGAAGTGACATTTTTAAAAAACGGAAAAATGATTGTCGAGGACGAAATTGAATGTGATTCATGCGGTTGCACTTGTTATATCGATGATGAAGAAGTAAAAATTGAAGATTCAAAAGTAATTTGTGAAGATTGTCTTTTGGAAAGCGATGAAGTAAAAGCGGGATAATTCCCGTTTTTTATTTTATTTTTATCACAAATGAAAAATCATGCTATAATATAAACAGTTAATATGGAGGTGATTGTATGAAAACAATATTTTTTCTAGAAAAGTTTTTAAGTGAAGATTTAGATAAAGAAGCGTTCAAAGTAATCATTGGAAAGAAGCTATTTGATAAAGCGGAATACGAGGATTATAAACTCGAGGGATACAATGCAGGTATTTTTGACTATCAAAAAGAATCGGGCGATGAATCCAAAGGGATCCATATCGATTTAAAGTTTGAAAATGGTGATGAGTATAATTTTACATTTGATTTTTACGATATGGAAAGCGCGTATAAAACGGTAAACAGATTTGTCGATTTTGTTTTCGACTTTTTCGAAAAGGGAATAGCGGTTGAAAAAGTTTTATCAGAATGGAATGGAAAACATCAATATATGTATTTAGATACTGATTCAGAAAATGAAACAGTGGAATACATTAAAGAAACAGGCGAAATCGTTATGTTCGGTACGGAAAAAGAATTAAACAACAGAACATTTGCAAGTATTTATGATTTAAACATGGATGCAGAAAGACAACGCGATTTAGTAGCGCTGGGAAATCATCCGGACGGAATCGTTTGTGAATGGGGATTCGATCATGAAGCGGGAAAACGAAATAAATTATTTGTACGTGAAGGAATCTGTATGTATGATGATATAACACAAAAATACATTTTAATTGAAGAAGTTCATACGGGCATTTAGCCCGTTTTTTATTTTTGTTTTTCCATATTTTCATCCATATAGTTAAAAATCGATTATAATAAATACATGGAGGTGATTCATTTATGGATATGAATCTTTATTTAGAAATGTTTTTCGAGGAAAAAGAAATACATAATGAATTATATGAGATCGATCATGACGGTGTGATGCACTTCATCGATACAGAAACGATCATCACGATGATAAAACGGTGTGGAGACGAGGAAAAACGGAAAATCGTTGATATACTCGAAGAAATCGATTATAAAAACGGGGATATTCAACATTTTTTAAAGCATCTGGCGATTGGATTCGTTAAGATGAATTATTAATCCGGATATGCTCCGGATTTTTTTATTTATTTTAACTATTTTAAAAAATATCGATTATAATAAAATCAGTTAATCATGGAGGTGATTTTAATGTATTTTAATACAATTGAACAAAGATTTGAATATCAAGTAAAAGAAATATTAGAAAGTTTTAAGGAAGAAATAGCATATAAGAATGAAGATTTTAAAGATTTAGCGGATGCATGTTGGAAAAATAGAGAAACATTAGGAACAATTTTTTATGATAAATTATGGGAATATTTTGGAGAAGAGATTTTTAAGGAAGAAAGTGATTCGAATGAATAAAAACGCGGTTATCGAGGTTTATTTCTATGGTTTAAATATCAGATACATAAAAGAAATAAAGGAAGAAAATGTTCGTATTTTAGCAAGTTACGAAAAACACGATCAAAATAAAATACACGAGTTTATGCTTCATTTAGAAAAATATTATGTAATAAACAAGTATTGGATGCATGAATCTTATTTGTAATTGGCGCCTCCGGGCGCTTTTTTTCTTTAAATGGTTAAAACGTGGTGAAATTGTTAATTATTTTTATCCATAAATGATTATTTGAATTATAATATAATCAGTTAATTGGAGGTGATCGTATGTTTATATTATTTACATATAGAAATAGAGATGATTCAGATGAGTATTTTACTTGGTATGAAAGAGAAGATAGATATATTTTAAAAAATGACAACGATGATATACTTGATTTTTTATGGAAAGATTCAGTAGTCAATACAAAATATATGCAGGATATGAAATGGGAATATGAACACAATGAAGGAATAGAAATTGTTTATAGCAATATATAACCGGATAAAATCCGGTTTTTTTATTTTATTTCAAGTTTTTCCATTATAATATAATAGAGGTGATAAAATGGAAAATAAACGCGGTTTAAACATTGTAAAACGATTATTAAACGAAATGGATATCGAGGGAATACGATTCGACGATTCAGAAACGGAAATACGAGGAAATTTCAACAGATTCATCATTTACATAAATGTTTATCCAAAAAAGCGTCTAATTAGCGTTTTAACGATAAACAAAGATATGTTCGATACAAAAGACGAGTTCGGTACAATAACGATCGAGAATGCAGCATCCATTGAAATAGATGAAATAATTAATCATCATCGATTAAGATTATTAAAGTTATTCTCCAAAGAGACGGTAAAATAAAACGCCGTTTTTTTATTTTATTTTCACTAACTTGGATTTTTTCATAGTATAATTTAAGAGTAATATATCATCACAATTAAAAGGGGAAGTTAAAAATGAGTTTTATCGAGGAATTAAAAAGAGAAATAGAAGAATCAGTAAATGAAGCATGGAAAAATGAAAGAAAATTTAAACGCGGTGAAGTATATGAATGTACATTTTGCAATACAACAGGATCGGAACAATCTGGAAAGCGCCCGGTAATGATAATTCAAAATAACATTGGAAATCGATTTTCGAGTACGGTAATAGTTGCGGTAATGACAACGAAGAGAAAGAATTCTAATTATCCTATGCATGTTAATTTACTCAAACGAGTACATAACGATTTTAAAGACGATAGCACGATTCTATTTGAACAGATTCATACGGTTGAAAAATCGAGATTGGAAAGATTCATAACAGATCTTTCAAAGAATCATCATGTAATGAATGAAGTCGATAAAGCCATTCTATTAAGTTTAGGGATATCCATTTAGGATATTCTTTTTTATTTTCTCCACTTTTTACAAAATAGTGGTATTATTTAAACAGTTAATCATGGAGGTGATTTTTATGAAGTTAAAAATAGATTTTGTATTTTCAATTGAAAGCACGTGTGGAATAGATTCAAACATCATATTTTATTTAAGATTAAACGGTGATAAAACGCCTAAAAAAATGTATTATGCAAATGATTCTTATGCAGATGGGCATCGATCGGTATATATTGGTTCGTATGGTAAAAGGACGGAAAAAGCAAGAAAATATCAAGATTATACATATTACAATCAACGTGAAGTAATCGAAAAATTAATAGAAGAAATGGAAAATTATAAAAATGAAAGAATGGAAAAATCGATCGATATCGTTATAAAGCATTTAAAAAGCTATCGTATGGAATTGTTATTCAAAAATTAAAAACGGGCATCCATCCCGTTTTTTTCTTTTATATGAAACGTTTATTCAACGTGTTATTTTCATCAGAAAAAAATTAACTATTTTTACCTATTTTAAATTATTCGTGTATAATATATGCAAGGAGATGATAAATAATGTTAATTAACATTAATGACAAAGAAAATAGTAAAAAATTGGAGTATTTATTCGAAAATTTTATGGAATGGAACGAGGAATTCGAAAATGAATCGAATACCAAAGTTGTAAAGAAAACACGATTAGACGGAATCGATGAAATGATTAAAGATTATAACGATATGCAAAATAGTCTTTTCCTGGTCCGAAATGATTATTTTGAACACGAGATCGAAAGAATCGATGAATCATCCATTACTCCGTCTAAAAGATGAAATTAGAAAGGTTATTATAGTATATACAAAGGATGCATGAAATATGCATCTTTTTTCTTTTATTTTTATCTTTTTATTTATTTCCATGGTAAAATATAAATAGGTAAAATAAATAAAATTTATGGAGGTTTTCAAATGGAAAACGAGTATGGATGCAAAGTAAAAATCAAAAATCAGGTGTTAACGGTAACGATCTTTTCAACTCCGGGAATTAGCTCCAAACGGAAAGCACTAAAACAGAAGCTGATGAATCTACATAATTTCACGGAATCAGAAATAGAAGCATCAGAAATAGGAAATTTTTATTTAATATAAGACAATTAAAAACGCGCGTTTTAGCGCGTTTGTTTTTTAGCATCGATTTTTTACATTGCTCCATGCAAAAGAGAGGTTTTCACCTCTTTATGCTTTTCGTCGTTTTCTTCTTGCTCTTGTTTTCCATTGTACGATTCAGACGTATCATTTTCGTATTTTCATCGATGGCATTTGTTTGTTCGATTATGTATTCAAATAAATCATAAGAGTAATACGTATCTTTTCGTTTGCTATTTCCTTGGTTTCCATGTTTCTCATGATTCAGGATCCAATACAACAACGCCGTGATAAATTTTGTCATATTCAAATTGCTATCTAGAAAGTTCTTATTAATAGTATCGATGATATTCGATAAATCCTTTTTCAAGGAAACGGGTAAATAAATTTCAGTTCGTGACTTTTTAATTTTATTCCCGTCTATGTAGTTATCGAAATTGTTTTCTTCAATCGTTTTTAATACTGATATGATAGCGTCTTCTTGCAATTGATACTTTTTATTCGAGTTTTTATTTGACATTATCCACTCACCTCCTAACTACAATATCATTTTAGCATGAAAAAATACTTTTGTGTGAAAATATACGGATATTTTTATAAATTTACGGGAATTCATACAAACATACGGGCATTTAAAAAAGTATACGGGTCTTTACGAAAGCATCCGGGTGTTTAAAAAAGAATCGCATTTTCATAAAAATTAGAAAGTAAATTTTAATAATATTATTTTAAGAACTTCAAAATGAGAGAAAAATCTCCCCGTCAGAAACTTTTTTATAAAAAGCACATATAAATGCGATTTTCAATGGTCTATAATTTTGCCGGGGCGGCGCGGGGCACGAGAGTGTTTTTATTTTGTTGTATGCGTTAACTGTGAAAAACAGGTTCACCGATCGCTGCGTTAACTGTTTAACTCTTGCAGAAATGAATCCGGATTAACTAAATAGATACTAAAACGGGTAAATTATGAGTCTTTGCTCAATATATCGACAAAAACAAGTCATTTTTAAACTTTAAACCGCAATTCAGATTACTAGGCTAGCGAGAACATAAAAATAAAAATAAAAGTATTTATTGACGAGAAATTTAACTATAGTAAAATTTAATTATGGGAGGTGTTAGTATGACGAAATTATTTAACAATAGATTAAATGAAGTGAAACTTACATATATAAGTAGCATCGAAGAAGTAGAAATGGTCAACGGTAATATCTACATAAGTGAGAACAAATGGTCTTATAAAAGCGACTTAATCGACGAATTTCCGGAAGCAATTGAAGTGTGGATGGGTGAGTTTTATCTGGACGAAAACCAATTTGGAAAAACGAATTTTGAATTTTTATTTTGCAATTTGGGTTTTGGAGTTTGGGTTCACCAACTCAACGAGGGGAAAATCGGTGAAAATATTTACAACGAATATCACAAGATGCTGGGGATCGATTATATAACAAAAGAACAAGCGGAGCTGCAAGCAATCATAGCGTCAATTGGATTGCTAGAAAAAACCGTTATCATACATAATACATCGCAGCAATTAACGGTATTTCCAAATGTGCAATTACTTGGACTAACCAGCCACAAAGCGAAAAAAAGAGCGGAATGGTTTTATGAAGATTTTATGCAGCAAAAAGTAAAAAAGACGCTTCGGATATATCCGGATTTAATTATCGAGTATCCACCAAAAACTAAAAACGGAAAAACAGACCTAGAGTTTTACGAACTAGAACTGGGGTTCAACAAGAAAAAACTATTCGAAAAATTGTTTAAATTTAGTATATCGCAGCGAATTGTTAATTTTATCATTGCTGATTATGCATACGATTTCAATCGAAGCGTTATCGAGGAGTTCATTTTACTACCGCAAATAAAATTTGATAACATTTATATTTGTACATTATCGGAGTTTCGCCGCCAGGGGATATTTGCACTGGAGCGGATTCAATAGTCGTCAGAAATTTTCTGGCGATTTTTTTTCATGTTTTTGTAAATTGCGCACGAGTCGATTGTTATATATAATGAGAGCATCACACGAAGGGCTGCATATCACGGGAGGTTATTAAATGGAAAACATAAACATTCCATATTCCGTTATTTATGACACGGAATCATTTGACAAAATTTACGAAAAGATGGTATTCATTACAATGTTAGCAGACAATGAGCTCAGCGTTCTGGAAATGGCAAACATTTGTTTGTGTGCTGAAACATCCGTCAGAAATGCAATTAAATCGCTGGAATCAAAAGGAATAATAGAAGTAGAACGCAATAGAACGGGAACCGGAGGAATACCGCTACCAAACAAATATCACATTATTGGGGGAAATTGAAATGCCGGTTAATGTAAATCCTACAACGACAAATGGAATAAACTTCATAAAAATCCCCCGAGCATTAATAGAAGAAGAAAAATATAGAAAAATGAACAGCACTGAAAAAATTATTTACGGGGTTTTACTTTATAGAGCAGAAATGACAACACTTAATAAAACAAGCGTTCAACAATTTATCGAAAAAGGAAGCGGCGAAATGTTCATTTATTACACGCAAGAAGAAATGGCACAATTTATTGGAGTAAGTGAAAGAACCATAAGAACCGCATACAAAAATATAGAAGAAATTGGATTAATAAAAAGAAAAGAGTATTACAACGGATTAAAACGAATACACAGAATATTTGTTTACTACCCAATACCTTAAAGGAAGTTAGATTCCTCAAGACCTGGATACAATTTTCCTCTAGAGGGTGAAGCAATATTCCGATAATAAAGAAGTAAGTTATAAAGAAGTAAGTTATAAAGAATAATCATGATCGCTTCGCTCTGTTTATCGTATTCTAAAGAATACTCAAACGTATGCTCTAGCGTTATTCACTTCTTATGTATTTATTGCTAGCAATCTTTCAAAGAAAGAAAAGAAAAGTTCCGCCAAAAGAAAAGAAAGAAATGGAGACCATCACACAATGATTCAATTAACGTATCACATCCAACAAAGATACGTGCAGCGCATCATGAATATCCAAAACGAAGAAGAAGCACGTTATTATCTCGCTGTAAACAATGCAGACGTTATTAAAAAGGTGTACGAGCTATTTCGAGCAGCACGGTTTATCGGAAGACTACCTTATGAAAAACGAAATAACGTAATGTGCGATTTTTATATTACTGAAGAACATGTATTATTGATCGTTGAACATCACACACAAACGGCAATGACGCTTTATCCGGTAAAAATAAAAGAGAAGACAATCGAAAATAAAGATGAAGTCAATCACTATTTAAAGCAAATAAATATTAATGATAATCGCTACGGGGAACTTAATCGCATCAAAGAGTCCACCGATTTACTCAGCCGCAACTTAGAATATGCCATTGCCCGTAAGAAAGCAGAACTAGAGACGCTCGAAGATGAGCTTAACAAAAGCATCGAACTTAGTAAATCTATTAAATGGGAAATGACTGAAGCAAAGCGCAAAAGCAAAGATTGCTTAAATCGCCTTCGCTGGGGAATGAATTAAAAATATTTTTCAAAATTGCCGATAAATACTTTTTTTATAAAAACTTTTAAGATAACATTAACTGGAGGACAAACAATTGAGACTCGAACTTAAAATACAACGCGTCAGAAAACACGGTGCAGCATTTAAAATCGCAGGATATGTTTCTCTAACGGAAATACTCGATAAGCCAATTGCTACCGTTTTTAATAAAACAGACCGGGAACCACTGTTTGAACTTAAGAGAATCTATCACAATGGATACTTTGATTTCGACTTCGATGAACACACGTTCGCAATCACTCATGAATACGTATTTAAAATGAGCTCCACAGACGGCTTTAATGACGTTAAGATGCGCCGAGAGCTCTTGGACGACCTAAAGGTCCAGCTAAGCAATATCATGCGACAAATACGCTTAGAACTCGTCTCAGGCATACATCCATCGGAAACACCGGAAGAAAGAATCAGAAAGATCGTAACTGGAGAAGATATATTTTGCTAACCTTTAGGAGGAATAACATGACAGAAGAAAATTTACTAGAATTATTAAAAGATACGCACGCCATTTACGTTGAAAGTTTGGACGAGTACCAAGAACTTAAAAAGTACAGCTACGATAAAGCATTCCAGTTCAAACGCGAGCAAGATAAATGGTATATTGAAACCATTACAATTTATATAGATGCCATTCTAATTTTAAGGGGATGCAAAAATGATTAAACAATGCGATAAATGTCATGGGTACTCACATGTTACCCACACAATTGAAAAAGATGAAGAAGAATACATTTTATGCGACGACTGCTATAAGGAGGAAAACAAAAATGGAACTAAAAATACAACGAGTACGCCATGAAGGTAATTTATATAAAATTTACGGCAGTGTAAAAGAAGAAACAATTTATGATAATCCGGTAACAATCTATGATCCTGAAGATGGTCCAACATTATATGCAAATATAGTAAAAGATTCGTATAACGTAGTTTTCGATATCGATTTTGATGATAGAAATTTCGCGATTATAAATGAACACACGTTCTTACTAGACTTTACTAGTGGGATGTCAGACGAAAACAAAATATTAAATGAAGTAAAACAGGCGCTACCATTCCTAGTTCAAGAAAAGCGGCTTGAATTAATTTCAGGAATCTATCCAAGTATTACAGAAAAAGAAAGAATAAGAAAAGAAATAGATAAATTAATGGACGCTAAACAAAGAGAAGAAGCAACTTGGTCCTACGAAATGATTAAAGCACTGATTTTGGGAGGGAAATAACCATGACAAAAGAAAAAGCACCAGGCGTTAAAGATTGGCAGAATCGTCCGCTCGATAAATGGACAGCCACCACATTTCAAACGTATCTTGCAGCGAAAGTTTACGAGAAATACCATGTCACGTACGTACCATATCGCGGTTACGGTGCCGACATCAAATTAATTAAATCAAATATTGAAGAAATGGGTAATAACCTATTGAAAGAATTAATCGATGAAGCACTAAGAGAATACCAGCCGACTGATAAATACCCATCACTTACTTTCAGCTTTATTCACACGTTTCAAAAACCGAGAATATTGCCAAGACTGCAGAAAAAACAACAACAAGCGGCTAAATCAGAGCAGTACAAACAACAAACAGAAATGGAACCAATTGATTTAGATTGGATATAGGAGTGAAGACATTGGATGCAAAAGATAATGGATTGAAAGAGTTCCTTTCTTTAATGGAAGAAAAATTAATAGTTTACGAAGATGGTAAATTATATAAGTTTTTCAATAGGAGTAAGAAAACGAAAATAGAAACTCCTATAGAAATAGGTCATATATTGCCATCAGGTTATCGGCGAATAAGCGTCAATATAAACGGAAGAAAGAACACAATGTTGGCGCATCGCCTGGTTTATGCTTATTTCAATGGGCTTACAGAATTACCACCAAAATTGGAAGTTAATCATATAGACGGAGACAAACTAAATAACAGAATAGAAAATTTAGAATTAATAACTCCGAAAGAAAATGTGAATCATGCATTCAATACAGGTATCCGTCCCTTAAACAGTGGCGAACACAACCACAATTCAAAACTTAAAAGTTCAGAAGTAGAAGAGATTAGAAGACTTTTACAAAAAGGCGATATAACACAAACAGAAATTGCAAAAAAGTTTAATTGCAACAGTTCGACCATCTCAAATATAAAAACAAATAAACGTTGGAGGAAACCATCACATGACTAACGAAAATAAATGCCTGTTAGGTCAAAAATGCAAGCTAGCGGGTAATGAAGAACACTGTCACAATAACTGCAGCCTCTTTATTGGACTACACGGGCGCAGCGGTGATAATGGTCGAAGCGGATTTTCACGAGTACCGCTTGAGCACCGTTATACAACCGTTACCACATCCCCAGTTAGAATCAAACAACCGAATGCTTATCGCTATATCGATGCATACGCCAAAAGTTTTATGCGTTACTTTGATAACTCACTGGATGCAAAAGATCGAATTAAATCCATTTATATGTGGAGCGAAAAACCAGGTACCGGTAAAACGACAACTGCTATTAGTATATTAAACTCGTTTCTTGCTTATTACTATTTAGAATGTTTACGCCGAACAGAAACACCGGTGCAGCGTCCAACGTACTTTTTATCGATGAACTCACTACAAAAAGAGTTTCTGCAGATGAGCCGCCAAGGAGTGCCAATCGAACTTCAGCAAATTGCGGGAGAGAAATATTACAATGAAATGAATTACGCAAAACAAGCAGAACTCGTTGTATTTGATGATGTTGGAACACGAAGTGTCAGCGAAGCATTCCGCAATGACATTTTAGATATTATAGATTATCGCCAAGCACACATGAAACCGAGTATTTTCACATCAAACCTTCCAATTCACGAGCTGCCCGCACTATTCGGTGAAGAACGTCTGTTCGACCGGATTAGGGACCTATGCATCGACATTCATTTTGAAGAAATCGAATCTGGAAGGGGAAAACGCTCATGATGCCATCATTTGAAATCGGCGAAGAAGTAATGATTATTGACAGAGAAAATGAAACCGTATCAGGACCTTATACAGTATCCGGAGTATTCCAAGCAAAGCCAGAGTTTTATGTTTATTCTCTTTACGGTCATGAAGGCGTCGTTACCGAAGATAAATTATGCTGGTATGACCCAATGCTAGTAAGTTATGAAGATTATTTTATCTGGTATATCGATGAAGACGGCACAGACAGTTGGATTGAAGAAAATGAACTAATCAACGAAGGAATCGAATGGAAACCGACTTTATTGCTTGATAAACCAAAGGAATATCCATCACTTGATGAATACTTGGATGCGTATAACACACTGAACTATTTATCAAAAACCATCAAATCACGAAAATATAAATCAGCGGCAAAAGAATTATTACAGCGATTAAAAGACGGAGAGCGAGAGATTGACCTCGATAAATATACACAGTTTATCGACCTTGAGGAGGAAGCATAATGAATTTTGGAGAAATGTTGATTTCCAAGATTATAGATTACAAGTCGCCTGAAATTTTATCAAACTATAAAATTGAACGCCATCACTTTCAAACCGAAGCTGAGCGACAAGCATACGATTTCATTCTTGATTACGTCGAGCACAATAGGCAAGTTCCCGACGCAAGAACACTGGCAGCAAATATCAGTGAAGATTTTACGTATTTACCGGATGTGACCGATTCATTTGAATATCTAGCAAGCGGACTCAAATCTTACAGCGCAAAAGTAAGAGCTGCCAAATTGATTGAAAATGAAATGGCTGCAAAATTCCAAGAACTTGATGGCGTTTCCTTTATTAAATGGATGCAAGAAGAAGCAAATAAAATAGAACAAGACACCATTGTACAAAAAAGTATTGGAAATAGCCTGTCCAGTATAAAAAATAAGTTCAAAAATGAATATGAGAATCGTAAACTAGGTAAGACGAACAAAACATTTAATACACCATTCCCGTCTCTTACTCGTGAAGTATCAGGTTGGCAAACTTCAGATATTTTCGGGATTATGGCAGAATCTGGACGAGGGAAAACCATGCTTAGTATTGCAATTATTCATGACTTATTAAAACAAGGTGCCAATGTTTTAGTAAAATCATTCGAGGTTAAAATGTATATGTGGGTGTCTCGTCTGTTTTCTATGATTACCGCAGAAGAAGAGGCGGTATATTCCACTCGGTATAACCAGTACGCAGGACTTGAAAACCGTAAATTATTAACTGCAACGCTCAGTGAAAATGAAGAAGAAGTTTTATTTAAAATGCTAGATAAAATAGATTCATATTATCCAGGAACATTATACCTCCAGTGCAAAGGTGATGATGATTTAACACGTACACTGGACGATTTAGATCGCGAGCTACAGCAAAATCCACAAATAGACGCCGTATTTTTGGATCCATTCTATGGACTGACGGACGTATATTCAGGAAAAAACGCAAATAAAACAGCCGGGGGAGCAGCGGAAGCAGCTGCCAACCGGTTTGAAATTATCTGCGGCGTTCATGATGTATGCGGATTTTATGCCGTTCAAGCAACCGTAGAAAAACAAAAGCAAGATGAATCCGGTGCGAGAGAATTGAAATTACCGAAGAGGGACCAAGTAAAAACGTCAAAGCGATTACTTGATATCGCAACGGTACTCCTTTCGTGGGACAGCGTTGATTCTATTGCACGAATTGGAATCGAAAAAGGTCGTAATGGCGGTGAAGGATTTGAAGTAGAGTTGATTGCGCTCATGGATGTCGGTGTAATCAAAGAACCACCAAACGGAGAAGACATCTCAAAGCATATCGTAGATACCGATATCTTTTAAACTAAAAAGGAGAAGAATGATGATAAAACTTATCAGATTCGAACAGAACGAGAAAAATGATTATGTTTCGCTCTTTAAAGGAGCAGTACACCGCGGTTATCGTACAGAGATAACCGGGTGTTGGTATTACAAAGAACATGAGTTCGAGTTCACATTAAAGTACGACGAAGGATATCCAGTAAGATTTTCAGATTTTTACGGAATTCCAGATTCATTGGAAGATAATTTTGTGGAAGATTTCTCACTATTTTTAGAGAATAATACCATTGAAGTACAAATGAAAACAACGAGCATCGTCGGAAAAGAAATCGTTGGAACGATGACAATGAAAGTTCATCCAGTAGATTTACCTATGTTTTATATTAAAAATACATTTCTTGCTAGCGATACAGAAATAGGTTATATTTTTGATTGCTTTAATGACCATATTATAAGTGAATGGAAGAAAAAAAGATTGGAGACATTAATTTGAAGTCATTTATCGATTTTATCGCAAATTTATTTTTCTATATGGTAGCAACACTTTTAATTGTCGCCGTTATTATGGCAGTATCAGGAGGACACGGATGATTATTCGCGGAAAAGTAGCAGACGTTGATATTAAATATGAACTAGAACAATTCGCTTGGCACAGAAGTCAATATGTTGACGGGAAATTACTCGCATGCAGTCCGTTTCGAAACGAAGCAACGCCGTCATGGTTTTGTAGAATCGAAGATTACCGTGATATTCCTGCTGGAACATGGAGCGATTCCGGAGCAACCGATCATGAATGGTCATCTGGTAGTTTCCCGAGATTACTTGCATTCCTCAAAGGGATAACAGAAGAAGAAGCAGAAGATTATCTTCTTGAGACATACGGCAGCTTCACCGAAGGATATGATGAAATCACTTTAAAAGTACCGGAACTTAAAATTAACAAGCGTCGTGAATATATTCCATCTTCAAAGCTCGATAGTTTTGAAAAGGATTATTCCTATTTAGTTGGTCGTGGTATCTCGGAGTCAATCGCTGCCGATAAACAGATTTATTTTGATAAATCGAAAAATGCGATAGCAATTCCATGGTGTGACGGAAACGGCAGAATCGTTAATATGAAATACAGACGCGTTGATTCAAAGATATTCTGGTATGAAAAGGGGTATACCCCAATTTCAAAATTAATTTATAATATTGATGAGATTTATCGCAAGAACGTACGTACGGCGATGATTACAGAAGCAGAGATCGATGCACTAACGGCATGCAGCGTCATTCCGGCAGTTGCACTCGGTGGAAGTAATTTCTCGAAAAATAAAGCGGAAATTTTAATCAAGAGCCCAATTCAACATCTTATTATTGCTACTGATAATGACGGGGTCGGACGAAAAACGGCGCTATTGATAGCGAACAGCTTGAGAGATTATATGAAAATATCATTATTCATATTCCCACCAGGAAAAAAGGATATCAACGATCTTACGATTGACGAAATAAATAACGGGATAGAAAACGCGAAACCACTGAAGCGATTTACAAACTTTAAACGGGCGTTATAAACACGCCCAAAATATTTTTTAAAAAACTTTTCAATTCTTGTAAATTTTAAGCGTTTCGATTGTTATATATAGTGTAAGGAAAGAAAGTTAAAAAATTGTAAAAATATTTTCAAAAAATGTTCAAAACCTATTTATTTCACTATCAAGATTTAATATAATAGATATATAGACAAACCATCACATACTTAGGAGGAAATAAATTGAAAGAAAGTAGAAAATTAGCCATGAACCATCACGCCACGGAGTACATACGCACCGGAGACGTACAAGCATTCGAAAGTTTGTACAAGGAGTTTTTAGAAGAGTACGGAAGCTGGTTCAAAAAAATCGCGCAAAATGAAGTACGAAGTTGTGACACAGCAAATGTAAGAGCACATTACGAAGACGCATTACTTTATGCACTGAAAAAACACACGCCAGAGAAAAATTTCACACACTTATTCTTATGGATGGTCAAAAAAAGAAAAATTAATATGATTAAAAAACAAAGATTTGAAGATAAAAATACACACACAGAAATAAAAAAAGAGACCGAAGACGCACCGGAAGATCCCATCACAAATCTCCAAGAAGACTTCAATCTCGAACAACAAACACTCGATACCTTAGCCAATACCGAGCTCACACGATTTTTCTTCGATAATGCACCAGACGCCATCACTCGTCGGATACTCGAAGAAATACCGAAACACGAAACATTAAACGGGGTAGCAAAAACAGTAGGATTACAACTTATTCAAGTTCAACGAAAACTAGAAAAGCTGCGAGCTCTTTACGCAAAAAGCACCTACAAAGATGTAATTTTTTTCGAACAATAAAAACTTAGGCACTGCTTTTATTATTCTATTAATAGTATAGCCAAAATATTCAGTTTTGATACAACTTTGTTGTTAAAATAGTTAACTATTGTTAACCGACTACAAACACATTTTAGCAAATATCGTGTTCGCTGTCAAACTGTCAATTGTTTTGGCTCTTGAGGAGACAGGAATTATGAACATTAAACGAGGAGATATCTACATGGTCGACATGGGAACACAGAACAAACAAGGCAGCGAACAAACCGGAATCAGACCATGTTGCATTATCCAAAACAATTTAGGAAACAAGAAATCACCAACGACTGTAGTTGCGCTATTAACAAGCAAAGATAAGCGCACAAGTGAAAACAAACCGTATCCCATGCACGTACATCTAACGCCGGATGATATCATCGGTGAACTTGACGGCGATAGCATTATTTTATGCGAGCAAGTATATACCATCGATAAATCGCGTCTTCGTCGTAAAAAAGGTTATATCGATCCTGCATCAAGTAAAATGAACGATTTAGATGACGCAATCAAAGTTTCACTCGGGCTATAATTTAGCTCCGATAAAGCGGTATGAACTGGCGTGGAATTATCACGGTTCGTATTGTTTTATGGGCGCTAAACCCAATGCATACCAGTAATTACACTTTTATTTTATGAAAGGGGAAGACAATTTATGTCATTTATTAAAGCACGTGGAGAACAAGCTGCACAAGCTGCTGCAAAGGAAAAACAATCTTACGAGAAATTGCTGAAAACTTTTAAGTCCGGTGATTCATACAAAGTACGTATCCCAGGAGCAGACGTATTTGCAATGTACGAATCTCACGGTGTATTCGCTAAAGGCGGACAAGGTATTTACACAACACCATGCGTTCACGGAGGAGATTGCCCGTATTGTGCGGCAGTACAAAAGTATTGGGACGCTTATAACGCAGATAACACTGATGAAGATTCTAAAACAATCGCATCACAATTATCGAAAAAAGAGCGTTATTTAATCGGGTTCATCAATCTTGAGGACAAGTCACCAATTGTATTGGACTTCTCTAAAAAGCAAGCAAATGCGCTAATTAGTGTTATCAAAAAGAACGTAAAGAAAATCGATAAGTTCGCATTTGAAGTATCAAAATCAGGTACCGGTCAAGGAACAATCGTATCTCTTGATATTATCGTTGATCCTGATGAAGATTTAACCGATGCACAGCGCAAGAATTTCGAAGATAGCGCCAATATGAAATGGGAAGATGAGTTTTTCGAAGTATTACCGGTGAAAACAATTGCCGAAGGAATCGAAGATTTACGTAAATTCGGATTCGATATCAGTTTAATTTCAAGTGCTGCACCATCACAACCAGCAGCAAACGAAACAAATGAAGCATTCCAGGGTCTCGACGAATTATTTTGATTCGTCGGGTTTACCCGATACCATCACAAATTTGGAGCGTGAAAATATTGTTATCAGCCATCACAACCGGTCGTATTTCAGAACTTCAAGCCATCATTAATGCATTAAAAGATAATTACCATGTTTGCGAGCCTGTTACCGCATCAAGCTATGACTTACTTATATCAAAAGACGGCGTTAACTGGACACGAGCACAAACAAAAACACTTTATTACCGTCACGATAAAGAATCGTATGTATGTTTTGCGAAAAAAGGTAAGAACCAGAAATACGCAATAGATGAAGTAGACGTTTTTCTAGCGGTAAATGATGAAGACGTTTATGTAATTCCTCATAACGGAAACGGTGAACATTGGAGTAAAAATCCGGAAACAAAATGGTCGAAATTATAAGGAGTGAACTTCGTGGACTTAAATATTAACTTACATTTTAATCCCGAAGCAGAACGGGCAACAGCAAAGAAAAAAGCATCAGCAGCGAATGATCGTAAAATTGCATCACTCGAGACAGTTGAAGAAGCGTTTGAGCGTATTTTAAAAATGAAAAATACCGATGCCGATAATGAGAAGATTAACGAAGTATATGTAGCACTCATTAAAGGTGAAATCAAACGCGATGCTTCAGCATTAGGTAAAAAGTTATCCAAAGCGGAAATACTCCGGATGCATAAAGAAATCGCTTTTAGCAAGCGTCATGAAAAAATAAAAGAAATGATTAAAAATAAACCTTCTAATTATATTTTAGTAAATACAGAAAAAGAATTAAATTTACTAAAAATAAAAATAGAAGAATCAGAAATAATCGCCATCGACTGTGAAACATTTAAAGAACCGCTAGACCCGTGGAACGGTGAAATGGCTGGATTCAGTGTTTCGACAAAGAACGGTACAGACTACCATCACTTTTATGTACCACTTCAACACGAGCAAAAAACGGAATTAACAGTAGATGAAATATTTCATACAATTAAAATTCCGCTCGAATCAAAGCCAAACGTAATGCATAACGCACCTTTTGATGCAAAATGGTTTTTCGTTAAATATAAAATAAATTTAGTGAAAAACTTACACGCAGATACCCGTGTGCTAGGAATGGCATTAAATGAAAACGGAGACCACGGTCTTAAAGAACTTTGTGAGTTATATTTAAGAATACCTGGGGACAGTTTTCAAAAACTTTTTGGTAAAACACCATTCAATGAAGTTGATCTTGATACTGCGTTAATTTATGCAGCAGGTGATACAGAAAAGACTTTAAAGTTGTATGAATGGATGATGAATCAATTAAATCGTGATAATTTAAAAAATGTAAAACGACTTGTTTTCGAACTTGAAATGCCTGTTTGTAGACAATTCATAAAAAGCGATTTACTTGGTATTCGTTTTGACGTGGAAGCAGCTAGAGGAATGGATAAAAAACTCGAACAAGAAGAGTTATTACTCGAAGCAGAAATTAAATCCATGCTAGGCGATATAAACATCGGTTCACCTCTTCAACTAAAGAAAGCCTTGTTTGAAGATCTTGGACTAACAAATCCGGATAATGGTTCAACTGGTGTAAAAATACTGAAAAAAATAAAAAACGAGCATCCGGTAATTGAAAAGATATTAGAAATTCGAGAAGTTTCAAAACTAAGACAAGCATTCACACAAAAACTTCCGAAAACAGTAAAACAAGATGGAAAAGTTCATCCGTGGCACAACACTTGGGGAGCCGCAACCGGTCGTTTTACCTGTAAGGATCCTAATACACAGCAGATTCCAGCAAAAAGACCTGAAATTCGCCAATTGTTTTTATCAGATGAAAATCGAATTCTAGTTGGAATTGATTACAGCCAAATTGAATTACGTGTACTTGCTCATTATGCAAAAGATGAAATATTAATTGATGCATTTAAAACGGGCAAAGATTTGCACTCTGCAACAGCTGCACAGGTATTCATGAGCCACATGCCATTTGAAGAAGCGTATGCACAAATTGAAAAGATGAAAGACGTAGACGGCACGCAAGAGCAAAAATACCGTAAAGCAAGTAAAACGGTAAACTTTGGAATCGTTTATGGAATGAGTGCATCAGGACTTGGCGATCAGCTTGGAATATCGAAAAAAGAAGCACAAGAAGTAATCGACAGCTATTTCAAAGGCTATCCAGGTATCGCAGGATTTATGGAAACAATGAAAAACTTCGCAAAGAAAAATCAGTATGTGCAAGATTTATTCTATCGTAAAAGAAGATTGCATACCGAACTTAAAAGCGGTCAAAGTGGGTTAATAGCGTCTGCACTTCGAATGGCTGGAAACTTTCCGATTCAATCAACAGCGTGTGGAATATTGAAAAAAGCAATCGTTGATTTAAAACCGGTATTACAAGAAGTAAAAGGAAATATCATCTTGCAAATTCACGATGAACTACTATTCGATTTACCAGAAGATATTTCAAAAGAGGATTTAATGAAACTAAAAACAACCATGGAAAATACAGTAAAACTCGATGTTCCAATTCGCTGTGATGTTGAAATGTATCCAGAGAAATGGCAACTGAAAGTAAATGAAGATAAATGGTTTCAGGAGGAACAACAATGAAGCAAACATTCGAAGCAAAGGTAACAAAAGTAGTAGACGGAGATACATTCGATGCCATCGTAACACAAACGTTTTTTGACGTAACTTTAACGAAAACAATTCGTGTGCGTATGCTTGGAATCGATGCTCCTGAATTACACGGAAATAAAAATGAAAAAGAAGCAGGTCTTAAAACAAAAAAGTGGCTTCAAGATCGCATCGAAGGAAAAACAGTTAGACTTGATATCGACAGCACAGATATGT